AGCTTCTAACTATTAGAAAGGGTCTTAATCAAGTAAATATACACGGATTAAAACTTGCAAGAGAGCGAAAAATACTGGAAGCAAGTATTACTGCTTTCGGAGGAGAAAGAGCAAAAATTTTAAAAGATAATAAGGCACAAAACCTAGCAAATCAAGAAGCAAAAGCAATATTAGATATTGTAGACGCCAGCAAAAAGCTGGAACAAATAAGCTCCGGCGGAAAGGAACAAGAGAAAGAAGCCGCAAAGAATACTTTAGAATTAGCAAAAGCTCGATTGACTTCTATAAAAGCAGAGCAAGTAATTCACGACAATATAGCAGCAAGCTTACTTAATCAGCTAAGAACAGAAAACGAGCTACTAGGACTAACAACAGAACATTTTGCATTTACGTCTCAACAGTTAGCAGTACAAAACAAACTAGTAGAAGCCTATAAAAAAGGTGTTGATATTACACCTCAATTTGTTGAAGATACTAAGGCTTTAGTTGCGGAAAATGCTAAACTAACAAAAGAATTCAATATGCAAGCAACTGTTAGGGATTCCTTGGGCTCAGGTCTATCAAACTCTCTAGCTTCTTTAATTAAAAATGAAGAGTCAAGCGTTAAAGACGCAATAAAAGGGCTAGTAAAAGGAGTTTTCGAAGCCATAGCCGACCAACTAGCAAAACAATTATCTGAAACTTTACTAGAAAGCTTCTTTAAGAAACAAGACCCTTCTGCCGCAATAGCTGTTGCTATGAACACGGGAAGCGCGACGGCCTCTACAACTATTTCGGGAGGCATGACAGCCGCGGCAGCAACGGGTGCAACAACTATTGCAGGAGCTATTACAGGTGCTTTTGCAACAGCTGCTGGTCTTATATCTGCCGCTATTGTAGGAGGCTCTAAAGCATTGGGTGGGAATCCTGGAAGGGGACGAACACCCACAAGCGGAAGTGGAGTAGTTCCAAGCAGTGCAGAAGTAGTGGCCTCAGTTGTGTCAGTACCTGTAGCGGCAGGAGGACTCATAGCAGAAGCTGTATCTACTGGTGTTAAAGAGGCTGCAACAGCTATAGGAACGACTTCCACAGAAGTAGTTTCAGGAGATGGAATAACTGAAATTGTAACTACAGCGTCAAAAGTAGCAGTAGTTCCTTTTACAAGTGCTTTCGGAGACTTTATAGCAAACCTTAAAGACGGGGAAATTTCTTTTGGATCCTCCTTAAAGAATCTCTTTATAGACATAGGTACCGATTTTAGAGGAATATTTTCGAGAATGCTTTCTGCCTTTATGAGAATGGTATCTAGCATATTTGGCTCAGGAGGAGAAGGAGGCTTTATATCGAAGGCTTTAGGTTTTGTCGGCGGTTTATTTGGAGGTGATCAAGCTAGGTCCGGAGGAATCATGACCCCTTCAGGTAAATTATCAGGATATTCAACAGGTGGTATAGCAAGGGGTCCAGGAGCGGGATATCCTGCTCTTTTACATGGAACAGAGGCAGTAATTCCGTTACCTAATGGAAGATCAATACCTGTTGATATGCCACAAAATGCAGGGGAACAAAATAATAGTGTTGTGGTAAATATAAGTATGGATGGATCAACAGAATCAAAAGAAAGCTCTTCTCCGGATATGGAAAACTTAGGGGCAGCAGTAGCAAAAGCTGTTCAGAGAGAGCTTCAAACACAAAAAAGATCGGGCGGAATACTTAGCCCATTTGGAGTAGCATAATGGCTTTAGGGTTTGTTATAGGGGTAACTAATATAGTTCCTGATAAGCAGCTTAGTCGTAGTACTGCACCAAAAGTACGAGTAGCTACTTTTGGTGATGGCTATGAACAACGACTAAGAAACGGTATTAATTCTTTGAAAGAAGAATACAGCTTAACTTTTAATAATCGTACAAAAAGTGATATTGATGATATTGTAACTTTTTTTGATACACAACATGGGGTTGTCCCATTTAACTTTACAATTCCTGACACTAATGGGTCTGGAGGAGAAACAACAATTAAAGTAGTTTGTGATAACTACACAAAAAAATATGACTATGATGACTTTTATAGTTGTACCGCAACTTTTAGAAGAGTATATGAATAATGAGTAACGTAATTGCTTCAGATGTACAAGGATCCTATATTGATAGCCCTCTTATAACTTTATTTGAATTAGAAATTGATGGGTCTTTTGTATATTTTCATTCGGGTGTAGACTATTCTTTAGACGATTTACAGTTTGTATCTTTAGATGGCACGGCTATTAACACTTATACACCTTTACCTATCACAATAGATGGTATGTTACTGCAAGCAGATGGTGCACAAGCTCGACCTACAATAACAATGGCAAATGTAACCACAGTATTTAAAAATGCAAGAGATGGTCTAAGCAATGAGGACTTGATAGGTAAAAAATTAATTAGAAGGCAGACTTTTGCAAAGTACTTAGTAGGCGGTACTCCGGGTAGCTCCGTAGGGCAGATACCTGTAGAGTTTCCTACAAGAGAGTACTTAATTGATAGAATTTCTGCTGAAACAAGCACCTTTATATCTTTTGAGTTAGCTGCACCCTTTGACTTGGAAGGTATAACCCTACCTCGTCGAAAGATAATAGGAAAGTATTGTAGCTGGGCGTACCAAGGCTACTGGTCTGATCCTTCTTATGGGGGATGTACTTGGAGAAAGGATGGGAAGTATGTTCATGGAAACGACGGAAATACTTCTACTCAATTTTCTTCGTATTATTTTACGGAAGACGACAATCCTATTCTTTTAGCGAGAAGCCCAGATATTTATGCAGCTTATTCTTCATCGACTACCTATAATAAAAAATCTATTGTACTACACAATAATAAAACATGGCTTAGTCTATACGATAATAACTTAAATTATGCACCTTCAGCATCTTCCTCTTACTGGATAGAGTGCCCTAGATACACTCAATGGGATGGACAAACTACTTATGCTGAGGGAGATTATGTAAGATACGGAGCCACAGCAGGTTCAGAAACTATTTGGATTGCTTTAGCTCCACACCTTAATCAAGTTCCTAAAAATTACTCTATATACTGGCGCAGAGGAGATGTTTGCGGTAAGTCTTTAAATTCTTGCAAGTCAAGATTTCAAGCAGTTCCTGCAAATAGAAATATCAATGATTATGGCCCTTCCTCTGAGAGAAATACTTCACATACTCTGCCTTTTGGAGCGTTCCCAGGGAGCGCAAAGTATAGATGATTAATTTTTTAGATGAAATAGAACAACATTTTAAAGAGTGGTACCCAAAAGAAGGTTGCGGAGTAATTGGAGTAGTAAAGGGGGAACTGAAGTGGTTCCCTTGTGATAATGTAGCAAGTGTTAATGAAGACTTTATTATTGATTCAAAACAGTATATAGCAATTTCAAAAAAATGCGATATTGTAGGAATAGTACATAGCCACCCAGATTCCACCCCCGAACCTAGTGCCTTTGATATAAAATACTGTAATGCTCTTGGAATTCCTTATTATATTTTCAACTACCCCGAAATGGATATGTTCAAGCTAGAACCTGTTCGTGAAACAAAATCTTTATATGGTAGAGAATACGAACTAGGTGTAAACGATTGTTTCTCTGCCAGTGTTGATTATTATAAGTCAATAGGCTTAAATATTTCTAACCGTCCTTTACATATGCCAAAAGAGCGTTGGTGGAATGAAGGAGAAAACTATTTTACGGAAGAGAATATAAAAACCTGGGGCTTTAAAGCCGTAGAGGGTTCAATGAAAGAAGGGGACTTACTAGTTTTCAAACTAATGGCAAATGTAGCAAATCATTGTGGTGTATATCTGGGAGAAGATATTTTTTATCACCACGCATTAAACAGAATATCATGCAGGGAAAATCTTTTTCCTAACTGGAAAAAACATATAATTGGAGTATATCGTTATGAATCGTAAAGTTTATTTAGTTGGCGATCTTGCCGAAAAATTCGGAAGCAGCTTTAATGTAGAGGCAAGCACATATCAAGAAATACTAAGATGTTTAGATGCTAACCACCCTACTTTCAAAAGATACCTGCTTGAAGCCAAACAAAACGGTATAGCCTTTACTATAGAAACTGCCGGTACATCTCTTGAGTCTGAAGAAGATTTATTGTTACCTATTAAAGAAGGCGATGTTACTTTTGCAGCGGTGCCTGCTGGCTCGGGTGGTGACCTTATAAAAGTTGTAACAGGTGTAGCTCTTTTCTTTGCGGCAGGCCCGATAGGTTTAGCTTTAGGAGGCAGCTCAGGTACTCTTTTAGGGGTTAGCGCAGCTACTCTCGGTACAGCAATAGGTACCTTGGGTACAAACTTGGCTTTGCAAGGGCTTCAGGGTATATTGTCTCCTGATCCTGGCGTCGACGATGCCGCGACTGATTATCTGTTTAATGGTTCTTCTCAAAACATAACAGAAGGAGATCCGGTTCCTTTATTGTACGGTGAATTAAGAGTTCCCGGCAGACCTGTCTCGTTATTACTAAATGTAGTAAATCCTCCAGAAGATGTAGGTACAGATACAGGCTACGAAGACATACACGGAAATAAAACTCCAGGAAGGTTTTATGGCGAAAGCCAAGATATAACCGTAACTGATCTTATCTGTGAAGGGCCTATTTTTGGCTTAACTAACGGACTCCCCTCTATTTTCTTAAATGACGATAGAGCACAAGACTTAAGCTTTAGAGATGAATTGGTATCTACAGGACCTAAAAGAGTTCGCTTAGTTGCAGGAAGCACTTCTGCGGTCATGCAAAACTCTAATACTTTTGGTGCATATACAACTAGAAGTAACGGGCATCATTTACTTATAAAAAATGGTTTCGGTACAACAACAGTTACTTCTATTGAAGCACCTTTGTCTATTACAAATACCAGAAACTTTACTTTAACCGCGTCCAGCACTTTCTTTGATTCTGCTATGATTCAATCAACTACTGATCAGTTATTGGATATTGCTGGTTCACCTGCGAGGCTTATTGATTCCGAAGGTAACATATTTACTGGTAATCTTATTTCTGTTTCATCAAATGGATTGACTGCTCAATTTACCCCCTCAGAGTGGGGTATTCCTATGGATAACATTTCCCCCGAGGGTTCGTTTACTATAGAAATTGATAGAGTTTTATCTTATGTAAACATTAGCTCAAATCAAACCACTGCCACGTTGCAAAGTGCTTGGACTGCTGTAAATAACGCCTCCACCAAAGACTATGAGTTTGATGTATATTCAGCAATTGGCACTAGAGTTAGAGCCGCTCGATCCTCTCGAGAATCTCGAAATTTTGTTACAGGAACGTACGATGGATTCAGTGCGCAGTTTAGAAACGGTAATGTTATGCAAGCACCTTTTGAGGGTTTTTCAGGGTCAGGAGTGCAAGCAATACCCGGAGGTACAATAGCCTCTCCTTCACTAGAACAATCTGTTAACTTTGGAGGAGACGCTCAACCTACAGAAATCATAGGTGTCTCTTCTTCTAGCGGATTTGCTCTGAGTTTGGAGCAAGCCCAACAAGCAGATGAAATTAGATTTGGCATCTCCTATGCGGGAGGTCTCTATTCCCAGCATAAAGAGAAACGCAAAACTTTTTCAAACATGGCATTTTATAAAATCTCTCTCGCAGTACAACGACCTGGAGCATCTTCTTTTGAGACTCCCGTAGTTTTAGTAGCGGAGAGAGAACATTTTGGGGATCAAAAAGATGCTTTTATTGTAGAAGAAGTTATTTCTCTAGCTCGCTTTAAGCCTTTTATTAACTTTAAATTAATTGTTGAAAGAATAACAGAGTTAGAGGGTGGAAGATATAAATCAGTTACTAGAAGGGGTAGTAATATTAATGTTGCCGATTCTCAAATTCAATCATTAACAACTATTATCAAAGAGCCTTTAACCTACCCCTATACAGCTTTAGCTCAGGTAGCCTTTAGTTCGGAACAATTCAAAAACTTGCCCTCTAGATCTTACCACCTGAAAGGCTTATTAGTTAAGGTTCCTTCGAATTATGTGACACGAGATGAAGGAGGGGGTGAAGCAAAATATACTAGAAATTCTAGCGGCGAAGTGACAAATACTTATCAGAGCTGGGATGGTACTTTTAGAACCCGAAAAGTTTATACTAATAACCCTGCTTGGGTTTTTTATGATATTCTTCTTAATAACCGATATGGGTTAGGTAGCTTCCTTAAAGATGCCCAAATAGATAAATATTCTTTGTACAGAATCGCAAGATACTGTGATGAGCTTGTACCTAACGGAACGGGAGGTACAGAACCTAGATTTACAGCGAACTTATTCCTTGCCAAGCCTATGGATTCTTATAAAGTTATAAAAGACATGGCTACGATATTTAGAAGCATGGTATACTGGATGGACGGCCAAGTTTTTCCTGTTGTAGACCAAGATAAGGAACCTGTTTATAATTTCTCAAAATCCAATGTAATAGACGGGATACTATCGTATGAAAGTACTGGTAGCAAGACTCGAGCAAATCAGGTTGTTGTTGCTTGGAATAATCCAGAAGCAAATTACGCGTTAGAATCCTTAATAGTTGAAGATAAACGTGATATTATTGAAACAGGAAAAATTATAACAGAACAAGCTGTAGCTTTTGGGTGTACTTCTGAAGGACAAGCACTCAGATACGGTAGATGGAAGCTTTGGACTTCTATTAATCAAACAGAAGTAGTTAATTTTTCAACTTCTATTAATGCAGCATTTTTAACGCCTGGAGATATTGTAAATATTCAAGACGCAGATAGAAATGCTGTACGCTTCAGTGGTAGAATTAGCTCTGCCAATACTCCTACTCAATCTAGTTTTACTTTGGATGCTCCAATAAATCTGGTTGCAAATAGAACTTACGAAATAGGCGTATTAATTGTTTCGCCCTCAGCGTTTTTAGCACAATCCAGTGCCAATATTGGCGGAGTAACATATTCCAGAGGAGATCTTATACCTTCTGTAACAACAGAAACTGCAGCCTCTAATTTAGTGGATAGTGCAGGAAATGCCGTAGAAGTAACTTGGTCAAAACATACCAGAGTAGAAACTGCTACTATTTCTAATACTATTCCCTCAACAAATGTTACTAATATTACAGTAAATAATTTTGAATCTTTTACAAGCGCGCCCGAAGAAGGAGCTGTATGGGTTGTTACAGAAAAAGATGCTTATGGTAATCTTTTCGAAGGTTCTCCTAAAAAATATAAAATATTAGGTATTACTCAAACTTCAGAAACTCAGCAAGCTATTACAGCTGTAGAGTATTTTGATTCAAAGTTTGACTCCGTAGATTATACGTTTAGTGCTTATGCTAATGAAGTTTTAGTACCTGCTGTACGAGCAACAGACCTTGTTCCTCCTCCTATTAACTTAAAGGCAATTTTTGAAGAAGCAACTTTATTGGAGGGAGAAGATTTTAGAGTTGAGTGGAACCATCCGGCAGCTCTAGTACAAGGGGAGAGATACGAGTATTTAGCCGGTTATGAAGTAGTCCACAATATCGATGGGGTATTAAGCCCTATCACCCTTCCTGCAGAAGCCAACTCTTATACGGTTAAGGGGGCTCCTGAAGGAGATTATACAATTATGGTTCGCACCCTTAATACTCTTGAAAATAGATCAATAGGAGAAACCGTAGGTATAGCCGTACTTAATAAATTTGAATCAGAAAGCCCTAGATTTCCTTTAGGCGTACCTTATGGAGGAAGTAGTAATGCAGGCTTCTCCATTGATGAAAATGGTTTGTTTAGAATAGGGTCACAGGACAATGGCTGGAATTATATAATTACTCCTGCAAACAGCAGTGCTCCTTTATTTACAAATACTCAGATTGCTCCAGATACTTTATATACTCAAGATTGTTCTGGGCTATCAAATATAACTAGTCCCACCACTGGTACCAATATTTCCTTTAATAAAGATCATTGGTATATTTTACTAGACAGAAGTTCCACAGCAGATCGACTAAAACTTATAAAATATGACGAGACTACGTATCCTGACCCTTATTGGTTTGATGCTGGAAATGGTAGTGACACTTCGGGACTAATAACTTTAACAGGTACTATAACTAGAGCCGCGGGAAGCTCCACAATTATAGGCACAAATACTGATTTTGTAAATGAATGTAAGGAAGGGGAAGTATTTAAAGCGGCCAACCATAATGAAATATGTAGAGTTGTAAGTATTAATAGTGCTACTGAACTAACTATTGACAAAGCTTTTTCAACGGCTTGGAGCTCTCAAGGTTGCGAAACCTCTAATATTTTTATTGACTATGACAATGATACTATTATTGCAAAAGTATATAAAACTAACCCTTATGTACTACTGCCTTTAGTAGATATAGTTGCGGAAGCAGGAGACGCTAATGAGACTATAAGCCCAGGAACAATAACTGATACTGAATTAGGTAATGATACCATTAGTGGTCCAAGTATTCGTACAGATGCTATTACTAATGCACATATTGCTACAGACACCATCCGAGGCGATAATATTCATGCAAATACTAGAATCGCTGTGTATCAAAAAGATGTCTCAGGTGAAATAATAGACAGTTCTTTTGCCGCACTAGATGGTTCAAATGAGTTGTGGAGAATATATGCAGGTAGTGAGAGTCCTCAGGTAGCTCCTTTTCGTGTAACAGATAATGGAATGGTAGTTGCCAAAAACTTGCAGCTTTATCGTAATGACGGGACTATATACTTTGATTCTTATTCTGGCTTCAGTCAAAACGCTCTCGCTCAGATAGCAGGAGCAACCAAGTCTAGAGTATATCATTTAACCTCTACGCTAACAGGAGACTTAGTACCCACTACTGCGAACACCTATCAAAAACTGGATGTCATAGATAGCACTAATATTACATTAGATATGAGAATCCCTGTGGATAATTTTTCAAAGTATCTCAGTGAGGTTTACTACGGGGTAAATACAACAAATTCTTCGGTTGGAATGACTATATATGCTTATAATGTAGGAGCTTCGTATAATAGAACCCATCTACAAGCGACAACAGATAACGGAGCAACTTTTTCGAGTTTTAGCAGACCTTTAAAAGGTGGAGAGATTGTAAGAATACTTATTGACGGAGCACTTCCAAATGTAACGAGTGTTGCTGATATTACTGGCGCTACTCAAATAGATGGTACTTCTTTTGCCTCCTCCTTCAATCTTTCTCATAAAACTCAACTAGTATCTTTTAAAGTTGTAGCAGGCCAGGAATTCGGCTTCAAAATAAAAAGAGCGGGCGAAGCTGATATAGTATTTAAGGCCGGACATTCAGGCGCGGGAGGCTCTTACTATGATAGAAGTGCTCCTCTTTCTTATGTCGAACACAATCTTAATACAGATGTTCAGACATGGTATTATCAAGGAACCTCTTTAGGTACAACTTCTACCGGTACCAACACAATTACGGTAGGAGGTGTTCAATATACAAGAGGTATATATAAAACCACAGAAGCTGGTTACTCTAACAGTCAGTCTAGTGTTGCTGTTTACTATTCTATAGTAGGCGCTAGTAGCTCTGCTGTCACTGAAAATACAGCGGCAGTACCGGACTTAACTACTAATGCTTTGGGATATATTCCTACAAGTATTAAAGCTAGGTTATTCCAAAGAACTAGCCCTACGGATACCAGCCCTACAACTCTTATAGATCATTGGAGCAGTAACAACTTTACTCGAATTACTTCAGGAACCCCCACCGCTTCTCAGTATAGGGTAACCTCTAATTTGGATAATTCGATAGCAGATTCAATTATTGAGGCTGACGTAAGTATAGATATTCCACGAACAGGAACTTTCGGAGCTGTAGATGGAGAAGGCTATATCACTACTAGCACCACTGTTAGTTTGAGTCCTGGTGTTTATTATTTTGATATTGAACTGGAATTCACCGGAGGAGGCTCCCCTGCCGTAGAAGGTGCTCGAATACTTGTTGCTAATGCACCAACAACGTCTAGAGGTTTTAAGCTTATTGATGAGGGGGGTAGTACAGACCTTTTCGATGGAGATATTACCTCAGTTATTGCAGGAGATGGACTATCGGGTGGAGGAATCAAAGGAGATGTAACCTTAGACGTAGACTCTACTGTGGTAAGAACTTCGGGAAATCAAACAATTAGTGGAGATAAATGGTTTAAAGGAGACATCCTTATAGACAGTAATGTTTATAATGGTGATGCCGAATTCACAATAAAAGCTAATTCACCGACAATAAGCCTTTTAGATAGAGACATAAACAAAAATGATTTCTATATTAGTGTAGACTCAGACAAGTTTTTTGTGTTAGTAAATAGAACAGATACTGAAATAGATACTGTAGGAGGCGACTGGGAAACAGAGCATCCGTTAGAGCTGGATTCGAGTACTGACCAAGGTTTTCTGTTTGGAAGTAGAATTTATACGGACAGCTACAAACCTGTTGCTGATGCGGTAGAAACAGGAAGCTCTAGCTCCGCGGCGGATCAATTTATAACTTTTGTGCCCGCAAATAACAGTACACGAGCAACCTCTCTTGTAAATACTCATTCAGACGTGAAATATAATGCAAATACTGCTACTTTATCCGCTACTAATTTAGTAAGTACTACAGTGGATGCTTCTGGTAATATAGATGCAAACTCTTATTCTGTAAACGGAACCGAAGTTTTAGATAGTGGTAGAAACTTAAAAAATATTCAAGGATTGGATATTACTTTAGACATTACTATTAATAATCAACCCTTAGTCGATGCAAACGGAAAAATAACCGCAAGAGGAGGCATTGAAGATGCTAGCGGTAATACTGTAGTAGATACTTCAGGTAATATAACTAGTGCAGGCACTGCTACAACTGGAGGAGTAACAACTACTAATGCGGATGGAAGCAGTTCTACTGCTGGATCCACGCAGACAGGCCCTTCAGGATTAACAATTACTGGTTCCTCAACAACTTCAGCTTCGGGAACTGTCACATCACAGCCCGGAGCTACCCTAGGTTCTGCGGGATTAGGACTAGACGGTAATACTATAATTACTAGTAGTGGAGATATCACTTGTGGAACTATTGATGCTACCGGAGATATTACAACAGCCGCCAAGGTAATAGCGAACGGAGGCGATTCCGATCAATGGAATACAGCATATGGCTGGGGTGATCATAGTGCCGCAGGATATTTAAGCGCATTCACAGAGACAGATCCAGTGTTTACAGCTCATGTTGCGAACGGTATTACTGCAGCTCAAATTACAAGCTGGGATACAGCGGCTGCTTATACAGAAACTGATTCTATAGTAGGAGCTGTTAGTGGCTTGGTTAAGGCAGATGGAAATGGCAATATCAGTGCCGCAACAGCCGGTACTGACTATATTGCCACAGAAAGTGATCCTGTGTTTACAGCTCATGCTGCCAGCAATGTTACAGCTGCCTATATTGCCGCCTGGAATAATGCAGCGGCAGTAGTAGATACATCAGGAGGTTTAAATCTAACCGCAAGTATTACTATTGATAACACTACGTTTGTAGATAGTAATGGTAATATCACTTGCGGAACTATTGATGCTACGGGAGATATAGAAACGGCAGGTAAAGTTTTGGCAGGTAGCGGAGATTCAGATGATTGGAATACTGCTTTTGGATGGGGCGATCATAGTGCAGCAGGTTACTTAACTACAGAAACTGATCCTGTGTTTACTGCTCATGCTGCTAGCGGTGTTACATCTACTAAGATTACTAACTGGGATACAGCATATAGCTGGGGCGATCATAGTGCAGCAGGTTACTTAGCTACAGAAACTGATCCTGTGTTTACAGCTCATGCTGCTAGCGGAGTTACATCTGCTAAGATTACTAACTGGGATACAGCATATGGCTGGGGTGATCATAGTCTCGTAGGCTACAGTACTACGGATACAACCTATTCAGCAGCGACTTCAAATACGTACGGTCTAGTTAGAATTGGGTATGGCGAGAATGGTAAAAACTACCCAGTTGAATTATCTGGAGGTAGAATGTATGTTAACGTTCCTTGGACAGATACAATAACTACTGATACTAATACAACGTATTCACAAGCGACTACAAATACCTACGGCTTAATAAGGGTTGGATATTTTGAAAATGCTAAAAACTACCCTGTTGAATTATCTGCCGGTAGGGCGTATGTTAATGTTCCTTGGGTAGATACGGATACAACATATTCAACAGCTACTGCAAGTGTTGAGGGACTTGTTAAAATCGGATTCACTGAAGATGGTAAAAACTATCCAGTTGAACTAGCTAATGGTAAAATGTATGTTAATGTTCCTTGGGTAGATACTGATACTGATACAACGTATACAACAGCAACTTCCTCGGACTTAGGTTTAATAAAAGTAGGTCATGCCACAGATCTTGGAAATAAAAGATATGGGATACACTTAGCTGCTAATGGTCAAGCATATGTTGATGTACCCTGGGCGGGAGCAACAACAGCCGCCACTTCCTCGAGTCTAGGTTTATTAAAAATCGGATATACTGAAAGTGGCAAAAACTACCCAGTTGAA